CATTTACTACAAATTCAAGGCTGAGCTAGATATTTTGCGGTCCGTTTTTGAGGATGCGGGGGATTTGCACAGCGGGAAAGATGTGGTTTTGTCGCAGATTGTAAGTGGGCGTGAGGGTGTTTTACTTGATACTTATGATGCATTGGTTTTTTATAACATTGACTTCAGCGCAACGAGTTATTTTCAAGCCAAAGCAAGGCTACAAAGTATAAACAGAAAGACACCCGCTGAGGTGCATTGGATCTTTTTCGATGGGGGCATTGAGTCAAAAGTCTATGATATGGTGTCTAAAAAAAAGCGGTTTACACTGCACTATTTTGAGAGGTAGTTTTTATGACAGAGACGCAGATACAGGCGAAGCTGATTAAGTCACTAGAGGCCGAGGGCTATTTTGTGATTAGGGTAAAAGTAGCCTCTCCATCAGGTACGCCTGATTTAATAGCCTTTAAGGATGGAGAGTACAGATTTATCGAGGTAAAGACCGAGACCGGAAAACTCTCTCCAGTGCAGAAAATTATTCACGAAAGAATGAAAAAAAAAGGTGCCAATGTCGAAATTTATAGACAATAGCCCGAAAAAATACTATATTATTAAATAGTTCGGTGGGTCTTTACCCTTTTTCTTACCCCACCATTAAACCCACTCTAAAAAAGTGGGTTTTTTTATTGACAAAATATTTGAAAATAGTTATTTTGATATTAAGAAAAAGGACTCACTATGCATTTTGCATTATCAAAGACTCATTTCGAGCGACCATCCAAAATAGTAGATATACCCACCGCCACTGCACATACAGAGCTTTGGTTTAAGTGTAAGCACAAAGTCTTAGCGGATAAAAAAGACGCTGGCTACTTTTTGCCGTATCGCATCAATGCCGAAAAAGCGCAGGCGCAAGGCGCAAAAAGGGCGGATTATATCGAGGCGGTGAGTGCTTTGGTGCTTGATGTAGACTCTTTTGATGGATGCCCCATTGAGTATATCACTAAGCACAGCCTAGATGATTTTAACCTTTTTTGCTACACCTCACACAGCCATAGCGTAGAGCAACCACAGTTTAGGCTCATTATACCCCTACTGTATGAGGTGTCCCAAGACCTGTTTTTTGGTTTATGTAAGGAATTTTTAACCGCCAAGTTTACGCCCGTTGATCCCGCCTCTTTTAATCGCATTGGTTTTTACCTCCCCTCCTGCCCCGCTGAAAAAAAAGAGTTTGCTAGCTCTTTTGCGTGGGATGGGTGGAGCGGTTTGCTAGATTTTGAGAAGCATTTTAGGCAAGAGATAGGCCTAGAAAAGTTTAAGAGAATCACAAAAGAAAAGGTGTTCCGCCCTAGCTCAATGGCTAAAAGTGATAAATTTAAGCAATTTTTGATAGATAACGCCCAGTCTAGGCTATCAGGCCTTGATTTCTCAAAAAGGGGGGGCGGTGTTATCCATCACACTTTGCTTAAAGTACACGCTGATTTACTACACAATGGATTACAAGAGGCTGAGATTTTCGCTATTATGGCCGATTGCGTTCCGTTATCCGCACACAAAGAGCTTAAAGGGCTGTCAAGATGAACCTAAGAGAGTTAAATTTTTTCCCTTATCGGTGGACTACTATCAACGGTGCCAAGTTTTTTTATCACCTACCCGATATAAAAAAAGGTATCCACACAATACAGCCACTCACTACCGCAAACCCAGCAGAGTGCCTTTTACACGATACGCTTTTTGCGCTGGAGATTGAGGGCGAGTTTGCAAGCCTATTAGATGCCTGCCAAAAAGAGAACCAAGGCAAAGAGAAACCAAAGCCACTGCCAACACGAAAAAAGTTTGTAGAAAAGATCGCTTTTGATTTTGCGCATGATGTTTACTTTAAAATATCGCATGAAGAAATCAAACAGAAGTCAAGCAACCCACTAGACTACGCTTTTTTTAGTATCCCCGATAAAAAAGATTTGCAAGATGGGCTAACACCCGCTTGGGATGAATTTTTAAGCCGTGTCCAATTCCCCGAACATTTTTTAGCGTGGATTTGGAGCATTTTTGAGGAAAATGACTTTGGGAGAAAGATATTTTGGTTTGTGTCACAAGGAAATGACGGAAAAGGGAAGGTTTTAGAAGCTCTAACCGAGTTTGTGGGCTTACAAAACACCGCAAGCGGTGTAAATGTGGACGAAAAAAGCTTTTTCTTTGCCCAAGTTTACGGAAAATCTTTGGTCACTATCCCCGATTGCAAAAAGCAAAATGTACTTCAGTACGAGTCTATACATAACATCACGGGTGGCGACTATGTGCAGATCAACCAAAAAGGCCTAAAGGCTTTTAGTGCTTCGGTTTACGCTAAATTGATTATTTGCATGAACAACCCACCAGAGATAAACACGGAAAACAGAAACGAGGCCTCTAGAGTTATCATCTCAAAAATTGAGCCATTCACCCAAGCGGGCGCAATGGATTATCTAACATGGCGAAAAGAACTAAAAAAAGAAAAATTTACCATACTATACAAGGCTAGAGAGTGTTACAAAAAGCTTTTTGATCCTCAAAGTGGCGAGATTCATTTTGATATTGAGCATGTAGAAGAAAATTCAGATTCTACAGAGTCTAGTATCATCCACGAGTTTTTAGAAGAGCATTGTCAAATTTTCCCACCTAACCACGCCATGAGTGATTTACACCCCGATAGCGCAAAGGTACACCAAAGCGATATATCACGGGCTTTTTTGCTTACTCTAAAAGGGTCTGTTTATGACTCCCCAAGCGGCGGGATTAAATCGAGAATCGTTCAGAACTTGCACCGCTTTTTACAAAAACATCCTGATATAAAAAAGGTAAAAGTTAAAGGTGTGCGGTATTATCGGGGGATTATGTTAAAAGATGCTATAAAAGATGTGGTGTCTAGTCAAAAAGGTTTACCGAATAGCTTTGGGGATATTTTCTAAAAGGGACAAAAAAAAGAGGGCCGTTAGGCCCTTTCTTTATATTTCGATGTACTTAAACTCAAACAACCTTTCATCAATTACATACACATCTTGATCACCGTTGCAAAAATATTGGTCGCTCCCATTTGCTAAGTCTTGAATCATTTCGCCTTGAACATCGTTGTAATCATTCACTATATTATAGTATGCGTCTACTGCGGTGTAGTTATTGCAAAGCTCCAATTCATCGAATTCATAAATAGCCTTAATACCAAAGGATTCTAAAAAAAGTGCTTCCTCGATGGTTCCCAAGGTTTTTGCGTACTCTCTCACAAATTCTTCGATTGTCGAAAATCCAGAGTAAATTTTGTATTCGTCATTGTCGCAAATGTAGATCATGTCACCGATTTTGCGAATTGTTGCATCATAATATTTCGCATTTACACGCAAGTATTCAACATCTGATTCAAGGTTGTTATCAGACAAAAAGTCACAAATTTCATCCACTCTCCAAAAGTTCTCTTGGATTGCGGAATCGTTCCATTGTGCGGTCTCGATGGCTTGGATTTCGTTGGTGTTGATTGCGTTCATTTTGTACCCTTTTCTCTGTTTGTTTGCTATAAGCTTGCTTGCTTATACTATAAAGATACTATTTGCAAATAGGATTGTCAAGAAATATTTTTAAAAATTTTAAAAAAATTTAGGCCCCCTATTGGAGGCCTTGATTTTATTGGAGTTGCGCTAGTTGGTCGTCTGTGAGTGCAAAGTCTTGTTTTGCTCTCTCGATTAGCTGAGGGGTTTTTTGCGCTAGTAGGCGCTCGAAGCGCTCATGGGGCAGTGGGGGCTTTTTTTGCGTTGGTGCGCTCTTGCTTGCTTGGTTCCCGTCATCGTCCTCTTGGGCTATGCCTAGGATAGCGCTAAAAGCGTAGCGTCTCAAGTATGTGATGGCTGATCCTACCCCTTGTGCATCCATCTTGGCAATGGGCGCACTGCATTCCGACCGCATCCACTGCCCGCTTTTGTGCACTAGCATCGTCTCTACATACACCGTCCCGCCCTCTTGCCGTGGGTGTTGCGTGACCGCTAGCCCTTGCTCTGCTAGATAGGGCTTTGCTACGGCAATCACCCCCGCCAAAGTGGCATATTTTGATTTGAAGAAGGGGTTAGCAGTGTCTTTGAGTGCGTGCTCAAATTTGCCTTGGCAAATAGAGAGTGCCAGCGCAATTTCATTAATCTCATCACTAAATCTTAACATTTTTTGTCCTTTTTCTTCGGTGTAGCGTTATTGCCACACCCTAAAGATACTATTTACAAATAGCTTTGGCAAGTGTTTTTTTGAGTTTTTTTTAGGGGGGGCATGGGTGCAAAAAAGTGGGGGGCATGGATACGCGGGGGGGCATGGGTATAAGCGAATTTTTGCCTTTTCTGATTCACTTTGGTGCTTTGTTCATTTATTGCCGTTGAGTAGTTACTTTTTTTGCCTATGGGGGGCAAGGTACCCATGCCCCCTAGGTCATGGGTAAAACTACCCATGCCCCCCCAACTAACCTATTTTTTTATATATACTTATATTATTTAGGGGGCAAGGGTTATAAGGGTTAAGTAAAGTAATGTAAGAAAATATATAGATAGATAAAAATGAAATTATATAAGACCTGCCCCATCCATGCCCCCCCATGCCCCCTAGCCCTAGTCTGTATTGTCTATCTGTTTGGTAGACAATTGTTTTTATTATATGTCTAGACAAATAAATTGGAGAAATTTCATATAAAAAAAATCTTGAAAAGTTAAGTCTACCCAAATATTTTAGTTGACCCAAATATTTTAGTCTACCCAATTTTTTTAGTTTACCAAAATATTACTAGCTTTTGTTTTAAGTACGCCCACAACACCAACGCAAAGCACCGCCATTCAATCAGAAACGACCCAATTTGCTCAAATTATTGTTTGGCTACACATTCCCTAGGGTAGATAAAGAAACCGCCTTTAATGTAGCTCTAAATGAGAATTTGATTATTCTCAAAATATTTCAACTTTTTTTATAAAATTGCTTGACAACCCTATTTGTAAATAGTATCTTTATCATATCGGGCAATAAAGCACCGATGCAAAGAAAAGGGTAAACCATGAAAGCATTTTTTGAATCAATCTCGATGCAAGATTCCGTTATGGCCAAATTTTTGGAGTGCTCAAAGCACTGCTCAAAGTATGGTGGGAAATTCGACACAATAGAAAGTTTTTTGTGCAAATGGATGGAAGAGTTGCACGATGGCTTTTTACATAATTCGGTTGGGCTTTTTTTTATCGCCGACATGGCATCTGATTTTTTGCAGGAATTGTGCATCGATTACACTTTTTTTGATGTGTACAATTTTGTCTGGCAAGCCACAGAGGCAAGGCTTAGAGCGGATTTAGTCTCTTGGACTGAGGAATACAAAGACTGCGAACCAAAGTATCATGAAGAGGCGGACGAATGCTTAAACACTTGTAAGCAAAGAATCGAAGAGTGGAACAGATTTATAAGATAAATCAAATTGCCCCAACTCAAGTAATCAAAACGAGTTGGGGTTTTCTGTTTCTTCTACTAAACTATTTAAAAATATTTTTAAAAAACACTTGCAAACTATTTGCAAATATGCTATCTTTGTATTGTTGGAATGAACCAACGCAAAGAAAAAGGATGAACGATGAATCAAGAATATTTTAACCGCCCCGAAATTTCCGCAAGTGAACTCAAAGCCATGGCAAAAAGTGCTTGGCACTGGGAAGCATACAGATCCCAAGAGGGCAAAGCTGAACCCACTCAGGCAATGCTTTTAGGCACTCATGTGCACGAACTTGTGCTAGAGCCTTTGCAAAACTCTTTTGTAGTGGCTCCAAAAATTGACATGCGCACCAAAGAGGGCAAAGCAGAGGCGCAAGCCTTTGCTGATGCAAACAAAGGCAAGTTTATCGTTGAGCAAAAGACTAGCGATAAAGCCCACGCAATGGCTGATAGAGTTCTAAACTCTGAGTTTTGGGCGGGCCTTATGGAGTGTGAGTTTGAAACGGAAATCCCGTTTTACACGCAAGAGCTAAAGGCAGGCGTTGACCTGTATGTAAAGCCATGTGAACGCTATCCAAACGGCGCAATTGTTGACCTAAAGACCACCCAAGACCTAAGCGGGTTTAAGTGGGATTTTTACAAGTATGGTTATGACATCCAAGCCGTGCATTATCAAAGCGTTGTCCACCTTTGCACTGGCTTAAAGCCTGCCGTGATTTTCGTTGTGGTGTCATCTCAAGAACCCCACGCTTTTGGGTGGCAAGAAATGCCAGCGGGGCACCTTGAGAATTGGGAAGATAAATATTTTCGGGTGCTTGATGATGTAAAAACCGCCCGAGTAATCGGCGCAGTACCAAAGGAAGAGTTAAATATTTTTTAGTCTAGGGGGTTTTTCCCCCCTTTTTTTATTTATCTTTTTTGGTATGAAAGAACCAGCTAAAAAACGAGACACCAAAGTTATCAGAGAGTTTTACCTCTCTTATTGGAAGTCATCAAAGTACCATGACGGGATTCCAAAAATGCTTATCGAGCATATGCAAAAGGGGTATTCTTACGCCTCTTTTGCTGCTGTTGCCAATGTAACTTGGGATACCCTGAACGATTGGGGCCACAAGTATAAAGATTTCCAATTAGCCCGAAAGATTGGGGAAGGCAAGCGGGCCTACCACCATGAAGAGATTTTTATGGACTTAGCAGCAACGGGATCAAGTGCACCGGCGCAAAAGTTCTTGCTACAAAATCTCTCTGAAGAGTACGCATTTAAAGAGAAGTCCGATGTGCGCTTAGACCATCACGGATTGCCACAACTCACACTAGACTTCGGGGACCGCTTTAGTGGTAAAGTTTGAGATAGCAAGCGAAAAATATAAGTGCCTTTGGGAAGTTTCCAAACGGCACTTTGTGTTTTATGGTGGCCGTGGCGGTGGCAAGGATCACAGCATTGCAAGGTATATACTTTGGTGCATGATGCAATACAAAACCCGTGTGTTGGTATGTCGTGAGGTTCAGAAGAGTATTGCGGATAGTCAACACCGCCTCTTTGTGGATATTATAGACAAACACGGCCTCTCTCATCTCTTTGAGATCACAGAGAGAGAGATCCGATGCCCCTCGATGGGTAGCGAAATTGTGTTTAGTGGACTAAGCAGAAACTCGCAAAGCATTAAATCTATTGAGGGTATAGATATTTGTTTTGTGAACGAGGCGCAGGCAATTTCTAGAGAGTCTCTAGATTTTCTTTTGCCTACTATCCGCAAATCGGGTTCTATTATCATTTTTGCGTTGAACCCACAGTACGCAAGTGATCCAGTTTATGCGGACTTTGTGGCGATTGAACGGGATGACACACACCGATGCCTAGTAAGCATTGAGGATAACCGATTTGTAAGCAAGGACTTACTAGAGCAAAGCGCAACGCTACATAGGATTGATCCCGAGCGGTGGAACCATGTATACGGCGGTGAATGTGTGGGCGAAGAAGAACGCTCTTTGATCCGTGCTAGTGAAGTCTTTGAGGCTCGCAAACGAATTGCCGTTCGTGATGAGTCTTTGCCTATTATCGCAGGGCTAGACCCTAGCGGACTAGGCCAAGACAGAACGGTTTTAGTCCGTGTTCGTGGTATGGAAGTTTTAAGTTACCATGTGTCAAGCGGTGGCCGTGTGCCTGATGTGGTGGAGTGGGCTAAGGAGCTTTTTATAACTGAGGGCTTTGATGCTTTGGTGGTGGATGCAAGTGGTAGTACTGGCGTTTATGATGGATTGAGTCAATGGGCAAGCGGAATGAATAAAAGTCTTGATGTGTTCAGATTTTTGGGTGGCAGTAGCCCAAGACGGCCAGAGTTATATAACAACAAAAGAACCGAGTCTTGGTGTATGGCTAGGGATTGGCTGAGAGAAGGTGGTAAACTTCCCGATAATGACGCATGGAACGAGTTGTCCATGGTGCAATATTTACCCGATGGAGGGGAAAGAGTGAAGCTATTGCCCAAGGCTAGGCTCCCCCATTCTCCCGACATTGGGGATGCTTGGAGTATGGCCCTTTACTTTAGGGCAAGCGCAAGCAAGCGGGGCGACATGGCTAAAGTAGTGCCAAGTATGCACCAAAGAGCAAACCACGCCCATAGTTGGGCGGGTTAATTTATATTTAGGATGTTTAAAAGATAGGTTTTACAATGGAAATTTACACGAGTGGCGGATATGCAAGCCAACGCAAGGACAAAGATAAAGATGCTGACTACGAGGAATTATCGAAGCGTTGCGCACAGATAGATAGTGAGTGGTCTGCACAATACGAACACATGCGATCTGATTTGTTGTTTTTGAGTGGCGGTCAAAGTATGTGGGACGCAGGAGCGTACAAAGTCCGTATGGGCGAGGGTCGTCCCTGTTTTAGCTTGCCGATGTTGCGCCCTTATGTGTCACGGATTGTGTCAAGCGTACGCCAAAGCCCACCCGAGATTGCGGTTTTGCATGAGAATAGCGAACTACAAGAGGCGATTTGTGGCCTTATGCGTAGTCTAGAGCGATCAAGCTCAAGTTATGAGGCTTACTCTCAAGCAATGTTTAATGCCGTTGCTACTGGTATTGGGTGGTTACGGGTAGCCTTGGAGGAGGATTTTAGAGAGGATTTGCAGATTAAGATTAAGGGTGAGAAAGACCCTACTCGAATTGCGATTGATCCTTATAGTATAGAGCCTGATGGACGAGACGCAAAGTTTGCGGTACATTATGGGAGTATGCCAAAGCACGAGGCTATAGAGCATTACGGCAAGGGTGTAGAGAGCCAAAGCAAGTTTGACCGCCCAACTATCCGCACTACTGCCTTTCCATTTCCCAAAGACCACATCCCCGATGTGACCTACTACTATTTGACAGATGAGGGGTGTAAGATATGCCGTTGGGTAGGTTCTGAACTGATTCAAGAGCAGTTAATCCCCGATCTAAAGTGGTTGCCCATTGTACCTGTATATGGGCAGAGTGTTTTGACTCATAGCGGGCGCAAATACCAAGGCATCGTAGCGGATGGGCGTGATGTTAACTCAGCGTTGAATATCGTGATTAGTAACGCTATGGAGTTTGTGAACAATGTACCAAAGTCTCCATTTATTGCACCTGCTTCTGCTATCGAGGATTTTCAAGAGGAGTGGCGTGATTGTAATGTAAAGACTTTTGCTACCTTGCGTTATAACCCATACGACAAGAGTGGTAACCCTTTACCCGCCCCAATTCGTTTGGATACTCAACCTTTGGTACAAAGCTTGCAGGGTATGGGCGATTGGATAAGAGGCCTCTTGCCTGGCGTTACAGGTGTTAGCGATCAGATGCTAGGCATGCAGTCAAGTATGCAGGAGAGCGGTGCCGCTATCGTTGCACGGATGGCGGGGGCGGAGGGTGCGGGGGTTGCGCTTTATGTTGACCATTTGACCACCTCAATCACTCAGTTGGGGCGTGTGATTATGGCCCTCTTGCCTATGGTGTATGTAGGCCCAAGGCAAATCCCTTTGATTGATGAGTACGGGCGTGCCTCTGTTGCTCAATTAGATATTAGCTCGATCTTAACACCCGATATTGTGCAGAGCCTAGAGGTCGAGTGTCAGAGCGGACCTAATAGCGAAATGAAGCAAAAAGAGGGTGCGCAGAATTTGGTTAGTGTTATCCAAAGCTTGGGCGCTAGTGGCATTGGCTTGACTGATATTTTAGCTAAGAGCATGGATTTGCCCGATGCGGAGAAGGTGGAAAAGCGGATTAAGGGAATCCTAAGCTCGCAGGGCATTGACATTAACGATGATGGAGAGGGCGAAGACATTGACCCAAGAGCCAAGCAAGCGATGTTACTCGCACAACAACACATTGACCAAGTGATGCAAGATAGTCAGCAGAAGGATCAGACTATCATTTACTTACAGGGTCAAATGGCGAGCTTACAGCAACAGATCAACGCCCAAACAGACGCTCTTAAGGTCAGCATGGAGCAAGCACGGATTAAGAGTGAGACGGATATGTACAAGGCCGATCTTGACGCACAGACAAAGCTCACTTTGGCAGGGATCAAAGCCCATGCGGACGAGGCACTAGAGGACAGGGCAAATAGAGCCAAGCTCATTGACCACACTCTAAGCCTTGCCAAGGAGCACGCAAGTAATGTGATGAGTCATGAAATGGAGGTGGCTAAACTGCCCATCTCAGTGATGAAATCAGTTGCCGAGGCGGACAATGGCAATAAACAGGAGTCGATGAGTGAAGACTTAAAGCAGACCGCAGAGCAATAATTTAAGGAACTAGCGTTAATTCGCTAGTTTTTTTTGTGTTTGTATGTTGATAGATTGTTGATAGTGTTAATAAATTGTTGATAGTGTTGATAAAATGTTTATATTTTAGACGATTGGTGCAATTTGTGGCACCTTTTATAAACCCGCACAAATAAGGAGAGCGCAATGCTCACTGCAAATGAAGTAAATGTAACCACCGCTGACCAACTCACCGCCCCTGTGGCCCCTGTAGTTGAGGCAGTGCCCCAAGAGACCACCGAAGCTCAAGAGGGTGTAAAAGAATCGGTTAAGGAAGAAGCCCCCACGGGTGAAGCATCCGAGGAGCCTAAAGAGGGTGCAGAGGAGAAACCAAAGCACGACCCCTATAAAGGATTCCGCAAACAAATTGACAAGTTGAGCGCACGGAACCACGCCAAAGAAGCGGTGATCCAAGCCAAAGAGGCGAAGATTAACGAACTTGCAAAGGTGGTGGAGGAGCTAAAGCAGTCCTTACAGGCGAAAGATTACTCTCAAGTGCCCGAGGCGCAAAGGGTAAAAGAGCAAGTGAAGGATGAGCTGAGGTTAGAGAGCTTGCAACAACAGGCGATCCAAACTCAGCAAGACTTAGAGCAGGAGCATAACGAGGCTTGGAACGAGCGGGTAAATTCAGTTGTTGAAAAATACCCCGATTACCAAGATGTCGTTGGCTCCATTGATGTTGAAGGGCATCCTCTCTTGATCCAAGCGATTAAAGATAGTGAGTACGGCCCCGACATTGCGTATTTCCTTGGTAAAAACAAGGCTGTTGCTCAGAGTCTAGCCAAAGCAAACCCGATCACCGCCGCCATGCGCTTAATGGAGATTGAACAAATGGTAAAGCAAACTGCTGAAGCCACAACAGAGACAAAGAAGCCTAAACTAGGTGCTACCCCTGCCCCAACTCAGGCGGGGAGCAGTGCTAAGAAGCAACAACCTGTTTGGGAGAGACCAGTTTCCGATTTTATCGAGAAATTTCGTAGAAAGAGATAGAAAATGGCCAATTTTATTGCCGTAAATAGCCTTCTGAGCAAAAACTCACTCGCTGCAATGCACAATAGCTTGCAGTTTATTAAATTGGTAGACCGCCAATTAGATAACCAATGGGGCGACAAAACCCACGGCTTCAAGCCTGGCGATACTTACAAGATCAATCGTGCGGCTCAGTTTAGCCCTGTTATTGGTAACTCGATGGCCTTTAACTCTAGCAATGGTACATTCAGCACCAACAGCTTTGTTGAAGACCCCATCTTTGTTACCTTGACCACAAACGACCAGTCGTTTATCCCTGTGCAGTTCAATTCTCATGAGTTGACCACTCAATTGGATAATGAGGAGTCTCGTGTAGGTGAGCCCGCAGGCTTGCGCCTTGCCTCTCATGTGGAGCAAAAGTGTATTCTTGAGTCTGCTTTGCATGGCGGATTGTATGGATATTCCGCAGGCTCTACCGCTGCTGCTGCTGACTTCTTAAACGCATCCGCCAAGCTGAGCCAATTCACGGCCCCTGAGGATGGACGCTCTTGCTTGGTGCCTCCTGCCATTATGGCTCAATTGAGCGCAAGCCAAATGACCCTTTTCACGCCCTCAAAGAACGATGGTGAGATTTACACCAAGGGCTTGATTGGCAATTTTGCAAACTCTGAGTTTTACTCATCGAATTTGATCCCCGACTATCCTATCGTACCTGGTACCGTGGCTAGCATTGATCCTGGCTTTACTTGGACAGAGGGCGCAGCTAGCATTCCTTGCCGTTTTGCTACCACTGGATTTTATCCCAATGGCGTGATTTTGGAAAGCTCGAACAAGTACCGAGTCAACCCCGAAACCAAGGCCGTGACCTCTGTTAAGTACTCTTGGGCGATCTGTACCCCTGCGTCTTACTTTGGTTCTACTGGCTACCCTGTGAGTGGCACCACCTTGACCGCACCTCAACAAGTGTATGTCAACCCCGCTTATGTGTCTGCCAATGTGTTGACCTATCCCGCAGGTGCTACCGATGTGTTTGGTGTAAATGTGACCAGTGCTAGCACTGCCGTTAACATCTACCTTGACCCATCTGCCTTGATCTACTCAAGTGCAGACGCAGGCAATCGCCAAAATATCAGTGCCGCTTTGGCTGCCTCTGATACCTTGGTTGTGGTTGGCTCGACCTCCAAGAGCTATAAGCAAGCCTTGATGTTTACCAAAGAGGCGATCACCGCAACCCTAGTGCCTTTGACCACTGACCTCCCTGGCGCAGATGCAAGCCGTGCAGACCATGACGGCATTAGCCTGCGTGTGGCGGTACAAGCACAGGTTGGCACTGATGTTGTATATTGGCGTTTTGATGCCTTGAGCATCTCCCGCCTGTTGCGTGACCAGTATATCACCCGTGTGTTGGTTGGGTAATTAGTAAATGGGGGCTGAAAAACACCCCCTTTTTTTTCACTTTTTGGAGGTTAGAAAATGGCTAGAAAAGAAACAATTGACGCTATTACCAATGCCGTTGGTGATGTAGTGACCTTAGTACATCCCGATGGGGTTGAGACTTTGCAACTTGAGAAGGGCTCTAAATTGGTAGAGGACTTAATCGAGTTTGTGGGTTGGGTCATCAAGGCGGTTGAATAATGCCAACAGTGCGGGAGTTGATAACGCAAGCGTTTCGGGTGAGTGGTGTTTACGCCCCTACCGAGGCCCCAAATGCAAACGATACGGCTCTCGCACTTTGGGAGCTTAACGGCTTGATTGACATGCTGCGCCTAGATAATCTTTGGTCTCCCTCTATGAATGTGGGTGTGTATTACACCGCAGGGGGGCAGACTGATTATAGCGTGGCTTTTAGGTCACAGGTCAAAGGGTGGGACTTTTGCACAGATGCGTTACAATATAATACTTTAAATGTGGGTGATACAATCACTCTAACCACTAAGGCTTTTCAAGGAAATTTGTGTGCAAATGCTGAGCCGTACTATCAATATGCCGTGGGTGATACGCTGGTATTACTACAACAAGACGCTAGTTTAACGCTTAAAGTCTTGTCCTTACCTGCTACTAAGCAGTATAGCGTACAGATCACCGCAAAGATTGGGACAGGGTTACACTCTGAGGTGGGCATTTTGTACAATCTCAACACCTCGACTATTCCGCAATTGTATAGCGTGCCCGATTGGATTACAGAGTTTGAGGTGACCGAGGTTAACACCATGCAAGTGTTGATTGGTTCGGTGTATGTGCAAATGAATCAAATCTCTATGGATGATTACTACCGCACTAACCGCAACACGGCATTAAACATTATCCCAAACCAATTTGGCTACAACCGCACCCGTGACCCTTGGGATACTGTACAATTACAGACACCCTCCGCAGGCGGTTACAAGGTCAATTTGAGTTATAGCGGGATGCCCTCTGATTTTGTGTTGGATGACGACCTTAAGAATTGGCCCAGTGGCTACGCTCCTGCTTTGCAGTATGGGCTTGCATCAAAGCTACAGACCGCCTATGGCATCTCACAGAGTCAAGAGATCAACGAGATTTGGAAGAGTCGCCTTAATTCCTTGCGCATGGTCAACGACAAGCCAATTTTACTCAGTAAGCGTGGCGGTTACGGCCTTTGGAGCGTTGGCAGCGACACGGTGATATTTAGCGGTGGGGGTTTATAGTGCCCCAACAGGTAGTTGATTGGATTGGGCAAACCTACCAAGTCCAAGGGGAGGCCCTTGGCTCTCGTAGGCTTATTAATCTTTACATCCAACAGGACAACACAGGAAGCCAAAAGTATAACGAGATTTGCCTAAGCACACCTGGCACCGCACTTTGGCAAGACCTAACTAGCTTTGCGGGTGGTGGGGTATGCCGTGCAATTTATCTATCTAGTGTTAGCCCCTACGATGGGGGCACGCTTTATAGTGTATTTGGTCAAAATCTAGTCAAATCTTGGGTAGATATTGCAGGCCTAAAGCATAGTCAAGTTATATCTGGCCTAGTGCTAGATACGGCAAACCCTAGAGTGTCGATGGTTGACAATGGGAAATACTTGGGTGTGGTTGACGGCTCTAAGATGGTGTTCGTTGACTTATTCACCGATGCGGTCAAGTATCCCGATAATGTGGTAGTAGTAGGCCAAACGCCTGGCACTTTCCCGATACAAAAACCCTTCCAAATTGGCTATTTAAATAATAGATTTATCTGTATCACCCAAGACACCGACCAAGCGGGGCAAGACCTAGATACTAGCGTTAAAGCGAATTGTTTGTGGTACAGTGAGCTAGGCTTGGATGGTTGTTTACATTGGGGTGATTTGAATTTTGTGAGTGCAGAGGGGGCTTTAGATGGCTTGCTCTCGCTCCAAATCGTAAATGGTGAAGCGTGGACTTGGAGCCGTAAAGGTTACCAAATTTGGAGGCCCACGGCGGACTATGACACTCCTTACATGCCTGCGAGTGGTACCGCCTCAACAATTGGTATTTCGGCACCGTGGGCCTCCACTTCAATCGGCAACGATGTCTTTTGGTTAGGTAGCGCAGGAGCAGGACACGGGATAATATACCGAGGCGATGGCTATAGCGGGCAACGCATAAGCACACACGGTATTGAGTACATGATCCAACAGAGTGGCGCAAGTATGCAAAGTGCCATTATGTTCAGCTATCAAGACCAAGGCCACACCTTCGCAGTCCTTGAGATTCCAAGCTCTACAAACTATCCAAACGGCCTCACTTTGGCTTGCGACCTAGCGAATGGCACATGGGCCGAGCGTGTGGACAGAGACCCCTACACGGGGCAACTCTCTAACTGGCAAGTACGTTTTTGTGCGTATGCCTATGGTAAGCTGATTGTTGGCAATGGTAAAGACCCTGTTTTAATGGTGTTGGATAATGACTATTACACTGATTATACTTACATCCCTTTTAATAGTGGTAATTCAAAGCCAATTTACCGAATGATTCAAGGCCCAATTTATGGCGATAATTTGAAGTATTGTAGGCATTTAAGTTTCCAAGTAGACTGTACTGTCGGTTGGGTTGAATTGAACAATTGGGGTTCTGATCCTTTAGCCTTTTTGCAATGGAGCAATGACGGGGGCAACACCTGGGGTAATATGATCCCGACAAGCCTTGGCAAGACAGGCGAGTATAACACACGGATTAGATGGGTTGGCCTTGGCA